ATGTTAATTCCCAATCAACTTCAATGGACGCACAGTATTCTTGGATGCGAAAACTACGCGAAGATGTTGGCTATGCGTACCAAAAACAAGTTTATGTTGGAGATTTATCCAATTAGTAAAAATCTTTATTTGGGTCTTCCATGCCAACCATGCTGGTTAGGGTTTTGGTTAAAAGCAAACTTTCTTTTTCCCGTTCTTCATCCCGTACATTTTTTGCAAAACACCAATAGCCAATAAACTCTCGTTCTGTAGATAGAAAGCCATCCGTAACACAATGGCAGGATACCTGTAGGTCAACGACGACCATATCTCCCTCATCCCACTCGTGCCATTGCTGTATGTCTTCGTTCGTTTTGATCTGGTCAATAACCCAATTAAATATTTTTTTAAAAGTTTCAATTTCTACACTTGATGGTTCAACTCCATTTACAAAATTTTCTATTAGGTAAAAATGGGTCGCATCGTATCTTAGGATTTTTTCATTAGTTACACGATGTTTTTCAACAATTGGTTTAACCCTTTCCAACCAAGGAAATCTCCATTCGCTTTTGTCCACAAGATCACGCCAAACAGAATTTGGTAAAAATTTATAAACTTTACGCATATCAACAAAGCCAGTTTTACCAAACTTTGAATCGCATTTGAAATTAATGTTATTCCATAAAGCGCCAATTTCGGGGTCGTTTGCGTAAGGATTTTCTAGATGCCATGGTATGAGAATACCGTCGCTTTCTTCTATGCTATTTTCTTTTAGTTTTATGCTTAACTCGTGGTTCTCTTGATATCTGAGCCCGTTCACAACTGCTTGCGAGTCGTTTGGAACCCAACCAGAGTGATTCCCAAATAATACTGCTAATTGTTTCTGCTCGTCTTCTGAAGCAAAAAGTTTTTTGAAAACTATCACCCCGTTCAAAAGCAGTGATTCGGAATATGTTTTTATGTTATTTTTTATTTCTTCAAACTTGACGTCAGGATATTCGGTTATTTTGTTCATTGCATCGCCGAACATTTTTGGTGGATCATTATTCTTGATCCATACTTGAATCCACCTTTTGTTGCTTGCATCATGCAACTGTCATCAATGATCAGCAAGTCTTTTTCATCCCATTTCCATTCTTCTAGGATGTTCAGATTGCATATATGAATAATGTCAAGTGTTTCATCAAATATTTCTTTTAACATTTTTTTCTGTTCTTGATTAACCTCATCACCGTCCAAGAAAAATCTATACCTTGAATCTTTGTCTAATACTGAGGAAAATTCTGTAGAAAATATCAATATTTTTTGATTAGTGTTCCTGTGGTTTTCAACCATCAAACGGGAAATTCCTGTTTCAGAATCAAGCCAAGCAATTTTATTGATAAATTCTTTTCGCTCCGCTCCAAGTAGGTTGAACACTTTTCTCATATCAATAAGAACAGTTGATCCTGATTTTTTATTGCACTGAAAAACAGTGTTATTGAGGATTGAGCCAACAGATGCTGGCAGACTTGTGATGTCCATAGTTAATTCGGTTAGGAATTTTTGTCTTGGTTTTTTACTTTGAAGTTCTAATTCCAAAGTTTGAATATACTGTTCCACTGATGGGGTTGGGAATTTTGAATTTGGTATCCAATTAACAAAATCACCTAGACGTCTGCACAGTTCTTGCTGTTGTGCTGGAGTAACGTTTATTTTCTTAAAACCTACAGCGCCGTAAACATTGAGAAGATGCCCGTAATACGAGGCATTCACCAACAGGTCAATGAACTCAACTTTCTTGAATGTTGGGCATGAGAACATCTGGATTTATTTTCCCTCTGTCTTTGTTGTCTTCAAACACCCTGTGATGAGAATACGGTTGCATTTGCCCCTCGTTGCCTTCAAGGGTTCGGTTCTGATAAACAGGGTTCGCGCGATCAACTTTCTCAGGATTCAAATACTCTGAATACAAACAATACTTGTTGTAGTCGTCGTACAGGCTGTCAATCCAATGCGGTCGGCACCAACCGTCGCAGTCGGAAGGTTCTGCAACGCTAATCAGAACACTTTCGTCGGAATTTCCTTGAGACCAAAACTCTAGATAACCGTATCTGTGCCCCTTGGTCACCGTTTTGACACCATGGGTAGCAATATAGTTTGTGGGGAAGATAAAAATATCTCCCTGTTTTGGTGTGGTTTCTATACCCAGGTATGGGAAGAATAGGTTCCCGCCAACATAGTTCGTTCCGTCGTACTCTTCTTCTGTGTCAACGCAGTCATTTGGGTACAGCATAATTGCAACAACTTGGCGCATCTGCATCTGACCCGTTGGGACATATCGCTTACCTTTAGTGGAGCGGAAGTTTGAATCGTTGTCATTGTGGATACCTAGGTAGTCCCCTTCGTCATATCGCATTAGATGACCACGGCTTCTCCACCATAGGGTTCCAAGAACCATTGGGTATTCATCAATGTATTTGATCAGGCATTTATAAATTTCGTCTTCCCAATGCTTGAAAATTTCTATCATTTCAGGATCTGTGTCTTTTTCTACGGGATTTAGAAGACGGACAGGTACTTCTTCAATCTGTTCAAGCGAAAATTTGTTCCCATCTTCATTTGTAGCATAGGTGACACCATCTTTATCTTTGTGGTAAGTCCACCTTTGCTCGTGGGCTTTTTTTGCATTGGCGTCGCACCATTTACTTACTTTTTCTCGGTCAATTTTAACTACGCCGGGGAATCGTACAACCCCTCCACCCAAACTTTCCATTGGGGTATCCATGATCGCTTTTATAGTTGGCTTGTCTATTTCTGGAGTGGTGCCGTTAAACAAATTATTGTCGCTCATTTTTTACCTTCTCCAGTTCGTGCCATGTGTTGTAGGCGTGCATGTGCAGAAGTAGGCGTTGCGGGCTTGTGAGCGGGCTGAATAAAACACATCTATCTCCACTGATTATTTTTTTAACACCATGAATATATTCGTGCCCGCCGGGGAACAATACAAGTTGTCGTGCTTTTGGTTTTATGCTCAGTCCGCGATTGGGGAAATAAAGTTCCCCACCTTCAAAATCGTCATTAAGATAGAGGTTTGCTGCAACCTCAATGAGAACAGGTGTGTTGAATTCGCTTGGACTGTATCGCGGCATAAAGTCAACGACGCCCTTGTCCATTGCTTCGCAATCAGCATGGGGGTCATGATCTGAGCCAACTAAAAATTTCTTGTAGTAAGGGATAAGCCTGTGAACCAAAGTTCTACCAAATGTCTGTGAGGCTATCTTCATGATTTTTTCACCATAAACAGCACTCAAGGGGTGCGTTGAAGTAGGGCTCCATTCGCTCTGCCTTCTTTTCACCTCTTCCCCATACGCACCTGTAAGCACGACGGATCCAACATTGTATTGTTCCAAAGGGGCGACCCAAGACATACTGCTATCCCACTTAAATTCTTCATCGTGGAATTTGATTAGTTCAGCGGCGTCTTCTTCTGTGATGAAATCATCAAAAGTGTAAATGTGTTCATGCCCGAGGTAAGCCATGTATAAACACTACCTCACTTACCACTTGCCTAAAGGACACTCTGCCTCTCGGAGTTTTGTCTTTATAGCCATGAAGCAACCGCATTCTTTGCATTGTTTGGTTAGTTTGAAAAACCTAGGACATGATTCACATATCTCGTATCGCTTGTTGGACACGGTTTCGTCAAAATTGTAGTTCTCAGGGTTGAGTGCAGTTAATGGGGTTGTTGTCCCCATTTTTTTCTTGTATTCCTGCCACGCACTCATTGTTATTCGGAAAGCGTCCAGTTCGTGCCGTCCCATTTGTAGTTTCCGTATGGGGGGATCGCTCCGTTTAGGAAATTGAGGAACTGCTCTTCGGAAATTTCAACGATTGTTGGAGCAGATTTGAACACAGCATTTGCTCCTTCAAGGTTGTTGTCTATTGAATGAAGCCAGCCCAAATCCCCATCCACAACAAAAGCATAATGTGTGTGGTTCGCTGGCGCTGTGAAGGTTGGTGCTGTTGGTGTTTCGTCTGACATGTGGTGTCCTTTTCTCTATTGATGGTCACAATAGCATATACAGGTGTTGGCTATACACACACCGAGCCGGTGTTTGATGTTGAACATCCAGTGGAAACAGACCCTCCCACTCCGCAAGCGTTGGTGCACGCCCTGCAACCACATGTTGTCGTGGTTGTGTAGTAACGGCAACCCGTCAAACAGCCCGGCATTTGGCATCCAATGAGCGCACCCGTTCCACTTGATGATGACGGGGTGCAATTTCCGCATGAAG